GGCATCGTCGCCAAGGGCGCCGAGTTGGGCGTCACGCAGGGCGATAACGAGCCATTTCCCGCGTTCAAGCTGCGCGTGCACGCCGCGGCGGGCCTCTCCGAGCAAGACCGCGCGCGCTTGCGCGCCGATTTCGGGGTGCACGCATGACCGCCACCGTCCAATGCGTGCGCTGCGCGCTGTTCACGCTGCGCGAATCGCCGCACTACGCCGAGATGGGCTTGGGACGCTGCGCCGCCATGGCCGACCGGCCCGGCACGTTCGTCAGTCCGGAATTCCCCCGGCAGTGCCGGGACCACCAACCCACGACCCCGGCCAAGGCCGAGGCGCGTATCGAATGGCTGCGCAGCCTGCGCGGCGAGGGAGCATGATGCCGAACCAGATCGTTTTCACCGTACCCGGCGTGCCCAGGGGGAAGGGGCGCGCGAAGTCCAGCTCGCGCATTGGCCGGGATCCCCGGACTGGCGCAGCGCGCGTGTTTACCCGCCACTACACGCCCGAGGCCACGGCCGCCTACGAGAGCCTGGTGAAACTGGCCGCGGCCCGCGCCATGGCGGGCCGGCCACCCTATACCGGGGCGATACGCATGCACCTGGAGATTGTCCTGCCCATCCCGAAGTCCTGGTCCGGTGTGCGCAAGCGGCGTGCAGCCGCCGGGGAGATCGCGCCCACGGTGAAGCCCGACTCGGACAACGTCGAGAAAGCCATCAAGGACGGCATCAATGGCGTGGTGTACCGCGATGACACGCAGGTGGTGCAGGACAGCAAGCGGAAGGTCTACGGCGCTGTGCCGAGCGTCACCGTGGTGGTGGCCGAGCTGCAGAGCGTGGAGCCCGCCCAAGGAGCGAATCGTGCGTGATCCCGGAACGTTCTCCTGCCCCGAGCACGCCATCGCAGTGGCGTACCTGATGCTGGCGTACCCCATCGAGCCGAAGAACCCCACGCAGATCATCTGCGAGGCCCTGCGGGAGCTGTTCGACGTGGGCTACGAGCGCAGAGCGTTGTCGGGCCTGTCGCCGCACGACTGGCATGCGCAGGCGGTCTTCACGGTCAAGGTGCTGGAGCGCACGCTGGGCGACGGCATCGGTTTTCACATCCTGCGGGCGCAGTACGGCACGGGCGAGGAGGGCGCGACCAGCGCGCGGCGTGTGTCGGAGTGGCTGAACCCGGAGGCGCCGGCGGACAGCCGCGAGCGCGAACTCACCGACCTGCTGGTGGGCAACATCCTGCGCGGGCGGCCGCGCATCCGCGACCTGTCCGACCGTTTCGACATTCCGAAGTCGAACATTGGCCGGTTGGCGTCTGCCTATCGCGTGCTGGTGGAAGGTGCGCGCCGGGCCGCGCTGCTGCGGCTCGACCTGCGCATGCGCGATGTGGGCATTGTGGTGGATCAAGAGGGTGACCGAGAGCCGACCCCACTTGACAATGTGGGACAAGTTGACCAAAATTCGCCCAGACTCGTAGCAAGTACGACCTGATGAAGAGCCCCGGCCATAAACCGGGGCTTTTTTGCGTTCCGGCGTGCCGTGCGAGGGCAAGAGACGGCGACGATGCCAGGGCTGCCACCCTGACACCGACAGCCGACACACGGAACAGGCCCGTGAGCGACCCGAGGCCGTCCCACCTGTACAGGCGGGGGCAACGGTAACACACTCTCACGATCCAATGGCATCCCCAATCATTCCCTGGCTGGGCGGCAAGCGCCGCCTGGCCGATCGCATTTTTCCCTTTTTTCCGGCCCATGACTGCTACGTTGAGCCCTTCGCGGGCGGGGCCGCGCTCTTTTTCCTGCGCCCGACGCCCGCCAAGGTTGAGGTGCTGAACGACGTGAACGGCGAGCTGGTGAACCTGTACCGTGTGGTGCAGCACCACCTCGAGGAGTTCGTCCGGCAGTTCAAATGGGCGCTCACCAGCCGCGACGTGTTCAAGTGGCTGCAGATCACCCGGCCGGAGACGCTGACCGACATCCAACGCGCGGCGCGGTTCTTCTACCTCCAGCAAAACGCCTTCGGCGGCAAGGCGGACGGGCAGACCTTCGGTACCGCGACGACCGCGCCGCCGGGCCTGAATCTGCTACGCCTCGAGGAGAACCTGTCAGCGGCGCACCTGCGCCTGGCGGGCGCGTACATCGAGAACTTGCCCTGGCAGAAGTGCCTGGAGATGTACGACCGGCCGCACACGCTGTTCTACATGGATCCGCCCTACTGGGAGACCGAGGGCTACGGCGTGGACTTCGGCTTCGAACAGTACGAGGACATGGCGGCGCGCATGCGTCGGTTGCAGGGCCGCGCCATTGTCAGCCTGAACGATCACCCCGACATACGACGGGCGTTCGATGGCTTCCATATCGAGGCCACGGAGCTGCGCTACACCGTCGGCGGGGGACGAGGCGTCGAGCGCGGCGAGATCCTGATTTTTAGCTGGGACGTGGCCGCCGCGCCGGCGGGATTGTTCTGAGCCCTCAGAAATCCAACTGGGCCGCCTCGATGCCCAGCGCGGCCGCGATCTTCTCGCGGCTGGCCTTGCGCAGCCGGTCGCTGCCTTCCTGCTGCGCATAGGCGGACTGGCTGATACCCAGGCGCTCAGCCATGTCGGCCTGGGTCAGCCCGAGGTGTTCGCGCCAGGCGCGCGCCGGCGTGGCGCCGTCTACGGTGCGGCTTATCACGTCATGAGGGATCAGGCCCTTGTCCGCGTTGCGGGAGGCGATGTAATCCTCGTAGGGGATGACCACGAAGGCCGGCTGTCCGCCGGGCCCGTTGATGATTTGGATGTTAGTAGGTGCGTTCATCGCGTTTCCTCACTTCTTCGATTTCTACGACCCGGATGGCTCCGTCCCAGTTGAATAGCACGCGGTAGTTGCCGACCCGTAGGCGGTAGTCGTACTGGTGATTGCTCAGGGCCTTGACGTTCTGGCACGCCGGCATCGCCTTCAGCTCCTCGACGCCATCGCGAATCGTCACCTGGTGCTGACGATCCAGCTTGCGCAGTTGCTTGGCGGCTTTCAGGGTCCAGTGAATCGTGTTCATGGACTCAATTATAAGTCCAATATAAGTTTTTGCAAGAAATATTAGTTTGGCGGAGGTGCGGATGAGCAAGCCTCCCACAACGCGGCCCGCGCCACCGAAACAACTGGACGGCTTCCGGCCGGCGCCGGAACTGCTGGCCTGGGTCGAACGGACCATCCTGGCTCAGGGTGGGCCGCTTCACAATTCGGACCACGCCCACTTGATGGATGCCGACCTGGCATTCCTGTGGGCGCCGGGCGCGTTCGAAAAAGCCGGCCGCACCGTGCTGGGCCAAGCCGAACAGGTCATGTTCCGCGCCGGCGGCTGGCAGAAGGCACGCCAGGAGCAGCAGATGATCGAGTGGTTCGGCCGCGTGCCGGCGTTCCTCATCACCCTGGCCGCGGACTTCTGCGTCACGTGCAGCGACGAGGAATTCTGCGCGCTCGTGGAGCACGAGCTCTATCACATCGGGCAATGCCTGGACGAGTTCGGCGCGCCCGCCTTCGACAAGGAGGGCCGGCCCAAGTTGCGCATCGTCGGGCACGACGTGGAGGAGTTCGTGGGCGTGGTAGCGCGCTACGGGCCGTCCGAGGACGTGCGGCGGCTGGCGGCGGCCGCTGGCGCCGCGCCGGTCGTGCCGAGGCTGGACATAGCCAGGGCCTGCGGGTGCTGCCTGAAGGCGGCATAGCAGCGGCGACAGGATCTGCAACATGGCAAAGCTCACCGAGGCGCACAAGCGTTACATCGTCCAGGCCCTGGCCTGCTGGGATACGCCCACTGAGGTGTCCCAGGCGGTGCAGGACGAGTTCGGCGTGGACGTGCCACGGACGCAGGTCGCGCAGTACGACCCCACGAAAGTGGCCGGGGCGGCGCTGGGCAAAAAGTGGGTTGAGCTCTTCCGGGAAACCCGCAAACGCTTCATGGCCGAGCAGGCCGACATCGCCGTGGCGCAGCAGTCCTACCGCCTACGGCAGCTCGGCAGGATCTACGAAAGGCACATGCAGCGCGGCAATGTCGTGGCGGCCGCAGCGGTGCTTGAGCAGGCCGCCAAGGAAACCGGGGGAGCATTCACGAATAGGCGGGAGCACACGGGCGTCGGCGGTGGCCCGATAGAACAGAAAACGGTGGTGGTCGATGAAACACAAGTCGCCGCCGCCGTCGCCAAGCTCAGCGACGAGTATTGATCCAGCGGTCCTGCGCGCCACGGCGAAAGCCATGTGCGAGCAGGACCACCTGTTCTTCAGCCGGTACTTTTTCAAGCATCGGCAGGCCATCAAGTTCCGGGTCAACTGGCACCATGAGCTGATCGCCGAGAAGGTGCAGGCCGTCATCGACGGCCGCATCAAGAACTTGGTCATCAACGTGCCCCCGGGCTCGTCGAAGACCGAGCTGGTGGCCATCAACCTGATGGCCCGCGGGCTGGCGCTGAACCCGCGGGCGCGCTTCCTGCACATCAGCTACTCGGACGACCTGGCGCTGCTGAACTCGCAGACCGCCCGCGAGATCGTGCAGTCCGACGAGTTCCAGGAGCTCTGGCCCCTGGCGATTGCCGACGACGCGAAGTCGAAGAAGCGCTGGAACGTCCTGGTGGACGGCAAGAAGGCCGGCGGCGTGTACGCCGTCAGCCTGGGCGGCCAGATCACCGGCTTTCGCGCGGGCCACATGGCGGAGGGGTTTCAGGGCGCCATCATCATTGATGACCCGCTGAAACCCGAGGACGCCTACAGCAAGGCGCGGCGGTCGGCGGCCAACCGCCGGCTGCTGTCCACGGTCAAGAGCCGGAAGGCCAACCCGGACACGCCGATCATCGTCATCATGCAGCGCTTGGCGCAGGAGGACGTGACCGGCTTCATCGAGGCTGGCAATCTGCCGGGCGAGTGGGAGCACATCGTCATCCCGGCGATGATCGACGACGATTACGTCGCCGGCCTGCCGGAGCACCTGCGGGCCAAGGTGGACAGCACCGAGCGCGACGACAAGGGGCGCTTCAGCTACTGGCCGTACAAAGAGCCACTGGACGACTTGCTCGCCATGGAGGCGGGCACCGGGGCCGACCAGGACGGCGCACGTGTCAGCCGGTTTGTGTTCGCGTCGCAGTACCAGCAGCGTCCCGCGCCGCTGGGCGGCGACCTGATCCAGGGGGCCTGGTTCGGGCGGTACCGCACGCTGCCCAAGATCGTCTCGCGCAAGGTGTTCGTGGACACCGCGCAGAAGACCGCCGAGCGCAACGATTACAGTGTTTTCGAGTGCTGGGGGCTTGGCGATGACGGCAAGCTGTACCTGTTGGATCTGCTGCGCGGGAAATGGGCCGCGCCGGATCTCAAGCGCCGTGCGGTCGATTTTTGGGCCAAGCACAAGCCCTACGACACGAAACTCTCTGCGCCGTTGAGGCAGATGCTCATCGAGGACAAGTCGAGCGGCACCGGCCTGATCCAGGAGATCGCCGCCGATGGCAAAATCCCCGTCAGGGGCGTGGAGCGTGTCAGGGACAAGCTGACGCGCGTCATGGACGTGCAGTCGTACATCGAGGCGGGACTGGTCTGCATCCCCGAAGAGGCCGATTTCGTGGCCGATTTCTTGGCCGAGTGCGAGGCATTCACGGCGGACGACACGCACGCCCACGATGACCAAGTGGACCCGATGGTCGACGCCATCAACGACATGCTCGCCACGGCGGGCAGCAACATAGGGCGCTTCACGGCGCTGGC